CCTGATCTTCTCTTAAATTAGTACGAGCTAAACAATACTCTATATATTTTTTAGTTAATCCAGGTCTAGCTAAGATAACATAATCATCTAAAAGATATATCTTTTTAGGGGAGGTGTAAGAATAGTAGCTATTCCTTCGGACGAAAATTAAATTACAATTATCAAAAAGACTATAAACATAATCGAAATTCGCTTTCCATTCTATATCAAAATCACAGCAGATACCCCCTTTATAATTTAATACTAAATACTTTGCAATCTGTAGCTTATGGAAAACCGTAGAGGATAAAAATAAATTGCTAAACTCTCCAAGAATCGGGATTAACTTATCCTCAGTCCAGATTTCGAAATTGTATCCTGTATTCAATTCCTTAGCTCTATTATAATTCTTAATAAAACGTTCAGGAATATCTTTATCGCCAACCCATATATAGTGTACAAAATTATTATACGATTTCACAAGCCCCTCCTGCGCATGCTAACTCCCCCATGAGATTTGTAGTATCAAAAAATTCTACTACCTTTGTTAAGTCAATATCATTCAAACTCTTTATAAGTTCATCGTATTCTTCTTTTGTACAATCTTGAAAAGGTGCTTGTTTGTAGGTATGATCTGAAAATGGAAGTACTGATAATCCGTTGTAAAATTTGCGATTTTGCCACATCCACTTGCCTACTTCATCCCATTCGTTATCCTTAATTGAAACTGTTGCTGAGATATTATGAGTATTCTGTCCAGTTCTATGACCGGGTTTTATCCAGTGTTGATAGAAAAATTTAACTCTTTCTAGCAATTGCAAAGCCGATTCATGACGTAAGATAGATCCTTCAGGTGCTTTTTGAGGAACAGAAATTACTGCTGTATCGTGAGGACGAAAATACTCGTCTTCAACAAGCTCTGGATGATAGATTGAAAGGTATGAGTAAATAGCTTCATTCTTACCTACACGAACCCTACGAATATAGTAATCATTGTGCCATGCATGAATACCGCTTGATGTCCCTAGGGTTAAGGAAGAGGTACCGGAGGGTTTGATAGTAGTACATCTTGCAGCAGGATTAATACCGATCAGCTTAGCAACTCTTTCATTTTCTTCTTTTGTGACCTGAGCTGCTTGTTTGAGGTCTAATTTCAGTACCGCACCCGAACCTATCCCCGTCATACCTACTCCAATTAATGCGTCTTTTTCAGTCGTACGCTGCCATACAGGACGTAAGTAGTGAAAATTGGTGTAAGAAGTCTGCAGGGTACCTATAAATGCTGCTGCTTTAACTCTTTGGTTTAGATCTTCTTGATCATTAACGTCAGAAACGTTTACTTCGCATAAGTTACAAAACTGATAAGGACGTAGAGCGATTTCACAGCACGGGTTAGTTCCCCAATCTTTATCGTTGCTAAAATAAATCCCGGGCTCGCCAGCTCCCGATGCTTTAATTTTATCCCATAGTGCTGCAAAAAACTCTTCAGTAGCCTTGCTACGTAAAAGTACAGCAGAATTATTAGCGCGACCTCTTTGAGGATGGCGTTCCCACCATGCACCAGACTTGGCAGCTATCATATCTTCATCATCGGCGCTAAAAAGGCTAATTAAAGCAGCCCTACGGATACCCCCTGTTAGTACTGCATCTGCTATATGACATACAATATCGTGAACCTCGATAGGATTTAATTTTTCGTTATCCTCCTTGCTATCTAAAACTCCTTGAATCTTAAGTAAACATTCTTTTAGAGGTTGAGGGCCAGGCGCTTTACCGCCAGATGTAATTAATAGTGTGCCTTTAGGTCTTATATCAGAAAAATCAAATACCGGTGTGGATCCGCCTTCGAAGTAAGTTCGCACTAATACCTTAACAGCATCAGCCCAACCTTCAATACTATCACCAATTAAAAAACGGCGATGTTTTTTAGGGTCAGGTTTTCTAATCTCAGGTAGTTTATCGACGTGATGTTTTTGTACAGAGTAGCCTACTCCAGTACCGCCAAGAAGTAAGAACATCGTTTCGCCAAAAGCACGCCAATCATCTATAGGTAAGTAAGCACAATTATATATACGATTAGGGCTAATTTCAATAGGCTTGCCAGCAAACTGCATAGAGCGCATTGAAGGTAAAGCCTTTTTATTATAAACAAAAATGTAAGCATCTTCAATTTCCTTTTTTAACTTAGGAAATTTTTTTAAGTGCATTTGCTTATTTCTATCAACTAAATCACGCCAGGTCTCTCTTTTTTTTAGCTCTTGATTGAATTTCGCGTATTTCATATACACGGTAATGTCACTTAAGATACTCCGGGAAACATCCATTTTTTACTCTTTTTTTTATAATTTTAAAGATAAGTAATTCTATCGGTTATCTTACGATACCGTCAAAATCGTAACTGTGATCATTAATACTAGCTCAAATTGGAATTAAGTCCTTTTTGAAATCTTTGGGCTTGATAGCTATCAGAAGCTTGCGGAGGGCGAAAGGTAGGATCGACCATATCTCTTTCTACTAGGTCGTTAGTACCGTTTCTTTCCATGTTAAATACAAACTGCTCATAAGTTGTCTGATTAGCAGGAGGTGCTAGGGGAGTTCTCTTTTCAACGTATAATTCAGCAATATTCATAGTAATAACTTTTGTAATAATAAATAGCTTATTTCCCTAATTCAAAAAACCTTTGCTGTAAAAAATTTCGTTCTTCTGCACTAAATCTAGTAACAGGCTTCATAGGTACTGCAGCACCTTCCTGAACAAACTCTTCTTCGCCCATCTCACGTGATTGTATCTCGATATTCCCATTTTCAGTATTAATTTTTACAGGATATGTCATACCGTCCCCTCCATAACGGTTTTTCATAATATGTGCTCTACCTGTACCGTTAACTTTATCTAACCTCTTCCTAGACAAGGACATCGCAAAGTCTGCAATCATTATTTTATTATAACTACCAGCAGCCTTATCTCCTTCTATTACATCATCTTTTGCGCCAGCTCGATTTACTTGAGATACGGTCCAAACAGGAATCTTTAAATCTCTAGCCAAGGCTTTAGTTGAAACATAAATATCGTCTATTTCGTCTTTTCTCTCAACTGATTTTCTTTTTGATTTCAAAAGATCAACATAGTCAATAATAATGAGATTAGGTCTGTTTCCTAGATCAGTAAGTTTCTGAATATGACTCTCAATAGTAGATATAGATGCTTTACCCATAGTAAATTCCTTGATAATAAGTTTACCGGGCAGTTTGCCAACTGCTTCATCTACTTCTTTTCTATGTAAGTAAAGATCCTGAATTCTTATACCAGTAAATATAGAGTCATATCTTTTACCCATATATGTTTCTGAAAGTTCGAGAGTATAGTGAACTACAGTACCTCCGCTTGAAACTATCATTGCTCCTAAAGCTACGAGCATCCAACTCTTACCCCCTCCGGGATTGCCGAATATAATACCTAAATCCCCTGAACCTAATCCGCCCTGTAGTAGCCCGTTTATATGCTCCCATGGAGTAGGTTGAGGGCTTCTCTCTTCCGTTCTATAACGAGTCTCAGCATCTTTTTCATACTCGTGGCCGATATTTTTATCTTGACCCGCCTTAAGCGCAGTATCAATAAGGTAACGAATATCATCATATTGACCTTTTTCGAGTAATTCAACAGATGATAGTAATGCTTTTTTTAACTGCTGATTTTTGCAGAAGTTGGAAAATTCTTGCTCAACAAAATCTCTATCTTCGTTTGATGCTTTATAAGCCTCTTTTAATTGCTCAATTACAGATACTTTCAGTATTTCATTTTCAATTTTTTTTATTTCTACAGTTAATACATCTAGTGTTGGTGTAGTATGAAATTTATAATGGTATTTTAAAATTTCCTCTACAATCCATTTATGAGCTGGATTATCGAAATAGTCTTCTTCGAGAATATCGAATATACTAAGCAGAAATTCTCTATGCTTAAGAAGACTAGATAGGACTTTTATTTGAAAGCTTACGCCGTACTGGTTCAGCTGATTTAAAACACTCATATTCTAATATAACAATCTTTTATTGATCTTTTAACTTATATTGAATTAATTTTGCAAAAGTTTCATTAAGCCATAATTGAGGATTTAGCAATGTTTTTCCTAGCTGATCTTCTTTGTATAATCTTACAAAACAATTAGGGTCGAAATTATTTTTAGGATTTGCAACAATATTTTCAAGAGCTAACTTATCGGAATCGGGAATATTTGGATTCTCTAAGTCCATTAACTGTTTATTTATAAGAAGTTGATTTCTGAAGTTATAAATGTTAGCATACTTCTTATCTTTTCCTTCGCACTCCTTTATCAGTTCCTCTATAGTAAATCTATCTTCAGTTGCAATCGCAGGAAATAATTTTATAAGGGTTTTAGCTGCAATACCTCTTACCCCAGGTACGTTATCTCCTTTATCTCCTACTATAATTTTATGGGTTAAAAAGTTATGGGGCGGTATACCGTAATCGGTCAGGACTTGATATGGGTTGTAAATAATTTTCTTTACTGGACTGAAAACAGTAACATCTTTCTTTACCAATTGGAGGTAATCTTGATCAGTCGATATAATAAATACTTTATCTTTAAATTTCCCTGTTAAGAAGCCTATTACGTCGTCAGCTTCAATTTTATCTACGACTACGAGATCAACAGGGAGACATTTGAGATAATCAATTAGACGTACTATTTGAGCAGTTATCGATTCTGACTCCTCTTCTTGGTCGTCAAAAGCATCCCAATTAGAAATTTTTGTAATATGTCTATTAGCTTTATACTCTGGATAAAGATATCTCTTGTTAGTAGTCCCCCCTTGTCCGTCAAACACTAAAATAACTCTTGTCGGATGCAATTGTTTTATCAGAGAGCCTATAGATTTTAAAAATCCCCCTAAGCCTCCGATATGTGCCCCGCTTAGATTGATATGACTAATAGCTGTAAAGCTACGAAGGAAAGTATTTAAAGAATCAACAATAAGTACTCTGCTATTCTTATGTAACTCTACCGGCTCTTGCTTCTCCATCTGTTCAAAGATTTTCCTGTAGTCCATTTTTTTTTGTTTTGCGATTGGATTTGCAAGCCTGTCCGCTATCCTTTCACGTATTATATGAATATCTTTTTCGGTAGGCGTATAACCGTTCATTAACTCCTGAGGTATACAGTCCCATGACTTTAAATAATTCTGAACATTAAATCCTCTTGATATGCATTCGTTGTATAATTCAATATACCTCTCTTTTAAATGCCCTAATTTATCGTAGAAAAAAGATACATGACCTTTTCCTAAGCTAAATTCTTGAGGTATACTACTAAAATTAAATCTACCTTTAGCTACAACGTTCGGTATACGTTTTAACTCTCTATGTTCAGCAATAAGATGCTTATTTGTCAGTTCTTTAGGTGGTATACCTAAGTTTATTCTTGTCACAACTTTAATTCAAACCGAATATAGGCTATTCTTCAGTAGGATCAAACACGTCTTTGTTATCTTCATCAGTTTCAATAATTACATCGAAATCTTTAGAGCCAAGAGTTTTAAGCCAATCTTTTGAATATTGCTTCTTATAAGCATCAATTGCCTGTTTTGTATCATCAATAAAGCCATGAGCAGTCATAATTACCCGTCCAGTAGATGTAACATCATTTACGTGATTCTTATCGCAACTTATTTTAGTACGTTTAGCAAATTCAACGTCCTTTCCGTTCTTAGTTGCTTTAATCTTATTAGTTCCTGAATTAGTTACATTACCAAAAGTAATAATTAGAGAAGCATCAAAATACATTGTATCACCGCCTTTATTTTTCATCTTAGGCTGGGCCATAATATTCTCAGCTTTAGCAACCCAGATTTTATTAACCGCAAGCATAGTATTAGTATAAGGTTGGCTTTGTTTGCGTGATAAAACAATCTTTTGATTGATAAAATTACCAAACTGCTGTGACATAGAACCTGCATTCCACTCATTATTATTTTTATTAGACTCGACTGATAAACGGCAAGGAATAGATCCTACTGAATCCCAAAGGAACAGTAAGTTGTAGGGTAGATTACCTTTCTTTTGTTCATCAAGAAGATCTGCAATGAATGCTGCTACATCTTCGATAGTATTTAGTCTTTCTCTATCTATATAAATAAAAAACCCTTTGTAATCAGCAACCTCACCTTCCTCGTTAGGAACTTCTTCGAATACAAGTCCCATTTGCTTAGCATGATCCCAATTCCATTTCATCTCAGTAATAATAAATACAGGTAAGATACCAATCTTTTGAGCGCTAACTGCAGCTTCTAAAAGAGCAGTAGTCTTACCAGTATCTGAATGTCCACGTAGCAACGAGATATGCCCAACCGGAATACCGGGGATAGAAAGACAGTCTTGAAAAGCCTTTGATAAAGGAATCCAAGTTTGCTCTTTCATTTTTATTGAGGTACTTGAAAGATTTTTAGATTGAATAAACTTTTCTAAATTAAAAGTACCTTTAACAGCTCCTGCTATACTTTCGTTTAACGAGGCTTTAGCTAGTTTAACCATAAATATTTACTTAAATAGATCATCGAATTCTTCGTCAATGCTAGGTTTAGCCTTTGGAGTATTTAGAGAAAGAGAGCTTGGTTTTGCAGGAGGTGTAGCTTCCTGTTTAGCGGTAGGAGGAAGCTCTTCAGAGGTTTCTTCTGGATTCAACCATCCAAGCAGGGCTTCTTTCATATCTTCGTAGCTATACTTCCTAAAACTGCTTAATAAGTCTGGTTGATTTGCTAGCCACTTCTCTACCTCCTTTGAATCTTGAGATAGTGGTGTTGTTTTTGTACGTACTCGTACTTTCGATTGGTTAAAAGAAGTACCGTTAGTTTCAGGCCCGGTGGTTTCGATAGTTATATCGCGGCCTTGAATAATGTCAGTAAAGTCTCCGATATCAGGATCATCAGCTAGACTTAATAATTCAGCATAAATTTGCTTGCCGAATTCCCAAAGGCGTACACCTTTTTCTTCTTCACCGCGTACGATAACAGGAGTAAATACACGCATCTTTGGTTCTAATTTACGAGACATAATCCAGTTCTCTTTATCGCCGCTAGAAGCAAGCTGTTTAGAGAACTCTACAATAGGATCCTTTTCCCCGTAGTTAGTTAATGCTAGCATTACCTTGTTTCCAATACCGTAATGGAACATTACCTCTTTAAAAGGATTTGATTTATCCCATAAAGCCGGAACAATACGGACAACATGCTTACCTATTGACGGTTTCCATAAAATAAGAGACATATCTCTCTTTTGACCGCTTTGCCTTTGATTTTGCAAGGCGGTTAGTTTAGACTTAATTGCGCCTAAATCCATACCCATAACTTATAGTTTTAATTAAAAATAGGTTTAAATGAGAATATAAGAAAAGGTCCTCAAACTAACAACTTATAGATTGATTATTTTGTGAATCTTTGTGGAAAGCTTTTTAAGTTCGTCGCCTTGAGAAAGGAGGACAGTATTTCTGAAATCATTCCAGTTTATTCTAAATGATATATCAAGTACACCTTCGTTAAGTGATTTTATAAGAAGATTAAGACTGTTAATAGTATATAACGTATTTGTCTCTTTCTTTCGATGTAAAAGAATTGTATTAGGTAAAACTTTTGTAGTGGAATTTTCAACTTCAATATTATAAGTACACAGAAGCTCTTCAGAATCATAAGATTCAAGCACAAAGATCTTACTGTACATTATTGAGTACTCTTTCTGGATTATAGCTAATGTATCTTCTAGCTTGTTTTTAGGAGAAAACGTACAAAATAACTTATTTTTCAATTGTTCCTGCGTTAATTCAATGTATGCCATAATAAATATCTATAATTACTTCTAAAAGTTATAGTTGTATCCTTTTTGTGCTTTAACCCTATATCCATCTTGTTCTAGCACTTCTTTTATTTGCTTTAGAAATCCTTTTCCGTCCTCAGTTGAATAGTCAACAAGAATTGAGTCGTAAACTATCAAAATTACTTTGCTTTTTTTACCTTTGAATAATATACGTAAATCATTTAGCTTTTTTACGTTATTAACAGTTTCTAGGCATTGAACATAGTAATTAAAAAGTTTTTGCGGGTTAGCATTCTCTATCTTTAATTTTCTTTTATTTGGTAGTTCTAAAAAACTATTTCTTTTATATTTTACCCATACTGCTTCTAGTAACTGATCAACCTTAAAAAACAACTCTATATGTTTATATTTCTCTTCGATTCCGTTATAGAGTTGCCTGAAGGTTATTTTCTTAGATTCTTGGTACTCTTCAGGAGATAGTTCTTGCTTTCCGAAGTATTGCTTACCTAGTATTACATGTATAGATTCGTCAGAGGGAAGCGGTACGTTTAACATGTTAGCTATTAACCTTATGTGATAACCATCAAAATCAAATTCAATTAAGATATCATTTTGAGGTATAAAAGCTGCTCTAGAACCATTTTCTTTATTGAAAGCAAGAAAATTAATTCCATTAAAAGCATTAGTAGGTCTAGAAGTAATATTATAAAGGTTGTAGCTTGTATAGATTCTATTATCTTTAAAAGATCTAGCCTTCCATGTAGGTTCAAAAAACTTATCAAATACCCGTTCATTTACTGTTATACCTTGTTCTTCTACCCATTTATAGGCTTCGACATACTCATTTTGCCATTTCTGATCGTTTTCAGATCCTACATAGCTCTTAACTGTTTCAAATATAGATTCACTCTTTTCATAATGCTTTGAAATAGGTATAAGAGTATTTACTTGCTCTTTATATTTAAACTTATTATAAAAGTCAAGATGTACGGGTGTATTAAATTGGAGATCTTTTATTTCTCCTGCTTTATCTAGGATATTAAAATACAGATCTATTCCTTGCGGAATATGAAAAAAATAAGAATGCCATTTTTTATCTAGTAAATATACTTTTTTAATATCAAAAATTAAATTTTGTATATCGTCAAGACTTAAGGAAAACCCTTCAGAATGGTTTATAGGAAAAATGTATCCTTTTTTAAAATCGTTATAATACAGGACGCATGGAGATGTTAGTAGTGGGTGGGTTTCTTCGGAAAGTGAAACTAGATCTATAAAACATTGATTTGTTTTTGGAAGATGTTTTAATTGTTCTATAGTTTCGACTATATAGTACATAACATTTATTTATAACCTTTATTAAAGGTAAATGAAAACAAGGTCTAATTCAACTTTTAAGGAGTTATTTTTGCAAACTTCGTGTAATCTTCTCCTATAAATTCAAGCAATCCGTTAAAGACTTTATTTTTTGCTTCAGTAACCCGTTTATTAGTATTATATACTCCGCCCTTAATTTGATACTGAGATACTCTTGTATCTTTTAGCGGACCGGTTAATTGCCACAGCATATCTATACTTTCATAACCTAAAATATTTTCAACAGCAATATCACCGTTTTGTATTTTTGTCCAATTGATTTTTGATATTTCAAAAACATACCCAGGACCACTAACTGTCTTTGCAAAATACCGTGTAAAATAACCACGTGCATAATCATCAGCTTGCGGAACAGGAAAATAAGATGTAAGCTCAGTAAGTACTAAACTACCTCCTTGGCTATTCTGTATTCTTGACGCTGCATAAGGCCCTGATATTTCAAGATTCTGTCCTGATAAAAGGGATCTTTGAGAGGCTAGTAAAGATGCATCAGTTAGTTCGGGTTCATTGATAGGTGTTAGAGGTAAGTTTGCACCTAGTACTGGATTTATTCCTGTAAAAGATCTACCGTTATACAGTGTATAATATCTCCCTGTATACGGAGTTTTATCAGGAAGCAAAAATTGATTACCTCTAGTGTATTTATTTTGCTGAATTGCTGCTAATGGATAATATCTTAGTGGCATATTTAAATCGTTATTCCTATAGTTCCGTAGTATTGTCTAAGTCTTGGAATAGCGCTAGCGGTAGTTTCTTTCCACTTATTATCACTCCATAGCTTATATTCCTCATTTGCTTTACTTATTATCGCCTGTACGAAACTAGCAGGGGGTCTTAAAATGACAAAAAACTTAGGATTTTGAGCAGTACCGATCTGAAGTTTTTCATCTATAAGCGGAATAGAATATTTGCTTACCGTTTCACTTAAATTACCTCCCACACCGCTAGCGCTATTGCTGCTTACGCTAACTACTATATCCCCGTGGGAAGTTCCTAACCATGGATTTGTATCAAACGTAAGAAAAT